TAGATGATGGATTCGGAGGATTCCCTGAACTGATATAAACTTCAGCAATAAACTTTGCATTTGTGTAATTAGAAACTATTTGAGTATTAGATACTGTAAAAATTACATCTTGTCCTACAGGAAGCACATTATACAAAGGGTGTTGTTCTATTATTGTTGCCATTTATTTTATTATTGTTAAACTGTTAATGATGTCTTCTTTTACGCTTCCTAACAAATCTTTACCGAACTCCTTTAATCCAAGTCCTAAAGGTTTCTGAAAGAAGCTTATTCCTTGTATTCCGTTACGACCTATACTTCTAGCAATTAAGAATGTCAAAGTCTTTCTTTTCATAAACCTTCCCTTTGCATCTCTTGGTGCTATTCCTTTCTTTACAGCCCAACCATCCAATGCCTTACTAGGAGGTTGTGAGTGCCCTTTACTATTCCTGTAGCTATAAGGACTTTTTATTACTTTGCTCTTATAGTTTTTAAAGGTTCTTTCCTTTTGCGTTCCTGAAACTCCTTTGTCAACAAATTGACCATAGCTTGACATATAGAATTGTACTGTATAGTTCTCGCCTTCTTGGATAACTTTAAAGCTAATGGATTCTTCTAACTTTCCACCTTTACCTGCTTTCTGCAAATTACCCTTAGAACGATTAACAACCTGTTTTCCAAAGCTGTTCAAGTACCTTTCTATATTGGCTGTGTCCATTATTCTACTCCAACAAATACTTCTACTCTAGCAGTAACTGCTGTAGTCGGTTGTACTTGTAAAGAAGCTAAGTTTAACATAGTTCCAAAAGAAGGAGCGCCTACTTGACCTAAAGCAATTACATCACCTGAATAAAGAACGTGAGAACCACCTGCTCTTACTGTTACTGTATAACTTGAAGTAGTAGTCTGTACTGCTAGCTCAATATCTACTGCCTTTTCCAAGTTGGTTACCCTTACGTATTTCGTTCTATCAACATCAATAGCTCCTGCTGATGTAGAAGGTAGTGTATCAAATACTGCTACTGTAGTTACTACTGATGCCGTACAGGTTACTATCCTTTCAAATACATCATTGATTCCTGTTGTCGTTAAAGAATTAACAGAACCTCTAAGGCTTCCATTAAGTGTTACCGTTTCGCTAATTGTTGTTACTAAGTCTGCCATAATTTTATAAGTTTATTGTTATTTTAAATTTTTTCCATCCTATTTGTATTATCATCTTCCATATCTTGAACTTAAACATTAATAACCTGCTCCTTTATTAATTACAGGAATTTCACAAGTTTGGAAGTCATTCTGAACTAAGACACCAATATTGAATACCCATCCGCAGCATAAGTTATCAAAGCGTTCCTGAAAAGGTTCTATTGTGAATTGGTCTTGGGTAAAGTATAAAGGTTCGTTAATGTCACCAACTTTACTTGAAGATTGTCTTGTACTATGTCTAAGCATTCCGATAAAGTCTGTTACTATTTGAAGTGTTTCGTTAAATACATCTTGCTCATTACTTAAAGTCTTTACTAATTTAGGGAAATCTGCTTGTTCATTGTTCTCTGTCCAATTAGCTTTTTCTGTTACCATATCCATTATGAATATTTGGAAGTTGTACGTTAATTGACTATCTCCTGTAGCTACGCTTGTAGGGTTTATGTGAAGCAATGGGAACTTTTGCATCTTTTCAAGATTGATGTCATAAATATCACCTACTGAAGTTGTACTGATTTGCTTATGCATCTCCCCTAGTCTTAAGAGAGTATTTACTACGTTATTGTATGTCTTATTATTAACCATTTCTTTTTACTTTATTTTGTGATTGTAAATCTGTTTCATAACTTAACCAAGTCAAACATTCTAATAGACCAAGCTTGGTAATTGGCTCTAAATTTACTATTTGCTCATTACACAACCTGTGCATTACTCCGAACCATCCCCATTTGCTTGAAAAGTCTTCACTTGCTATTGCGTCTTCGTTTCCTTCAGCTGATCCATCAAATACAATGGCAAAATCTCGGACAACTCCTTCCCTAAAGTGTAAAAAAAAACTAGCGCACTTTGCACTTGTTCCGCTGACATCTGTTTCATTTCTTCCGTCCTGAGCCGTATATCGCCATCATAAGCGTCAATAATATATATATCATTCTTCTTTTCTTTTACAGGTCTATAAAGCACGGCCATTAGTTCAGGAAGTTGTTTGTCTATTCCGTTCTTAATAAACTGCTCTATATCGGCATACTCACCAAGAGTAATTGAGTCCAAATCAGGATGAAAGCCGTACTCAATATCGTTTATTTCTATTATCCTTTTTAGCTTTGTATCTTGCTTAGCTTGCAGTTCTGCTACCTTACTCATTATATTAGCTACATCTGACAAGGCTAATTCCTTGACCAACCGTCTTGGAATATCTGATAAGGCTGCTATTGTTTCAGTAGCTTCTTCAGTCTTTGTACCTGTTTCAAAATCAACTAATTTAAGCCAAGTTTCCAGAGTCACATCTGACCAACTGCTAATAAGATTAAATGATTCTGTTTTTCCTTGTTTTTTAATTTTGACTTTCATACACTATATAATAGAAATTTGTTGTTTTTAGTTTACTGAACGAAATACCTTCCTGCATTTGGATTGTCTAGGTGATAGATTACATTATATCTTATACCGTCAATTGCGTGGTTATAGTTATCTACATAAAGCTTAGAACCTTTATCTGCATAGACGTAGTTGTTTAACTCTTTAGCTATGTTAGTTGATTCAGGAGTTATTATAAGCTCATAGTCTTGCATCCTAGTAATACCACTTTCAATAGTTCCTTTTTTAACTGGCTTTATATTTACTCCTAAATGTCTTAAATCTGCTATCAGTCTAGGTTCAGCACTATCAGCGATTATCAGACTTTGCCCTACTTTATCTAAAACGATTTGAGCAAGTTCATTTGACTTTAATCCGTTTCTGTATATATGTTCCTTAATATATAACTTACGTTTCTTCTTATCAATAGCAACTTCTGTCAAGGAGTCAGGGTCTACACTAAAACCGAAATCCATTCCACAAGAAGTTTGAAGTCCATCAGGATTAAATTCTCCTATTGACCAATTGTCAAAGACTACTCCTTCAGCTTTCGCTAACCAGCCCCCTAAAATCTTATGCTGATACTTTTTAAAGTTATTATGTTTTATGCTCTTAATACGCTCTA